ATGGTTTTTGACCTTTTTTAAAACCATTATTATTTCCAATCATATCTAATCTAGGTTTACCAATTTTAGAATTACGACATTTTTCTATATGTTCAATAGATTGTTTTCTTTCTTTTTTTGGTTTTTTTCATTTCCAAGTTTGTCCTTTAGTCGGCATAAATTAAAATATTATATTTAACTGAATCTTATTTGGTATGTTGCATTGCAATTTGTTACTCTATCAATTTGATAGGACTAAGTCATTTCTGCTTAGTTCTTATAGTTTCCTATAAGGTCGGACTATATTTTCATCTTCAGCTTTACCTGTTAAGCGTTTACTCTTTAGTCTCTGAACCTTCCCTTTCGAGCTTGGCTGCTGATTTTCCCTATTGTGTATTTTTCAAGCGTTTACGTTTATACCTATACGGTATTCCGATTTAGCATACACACATAACAGGATGTTCCAGCAATTTAGCAAATTTACTTATTATCATTTCTAATAATTGACGCCAATTGACGTTTTGATTTGTTGCACATGAACTTGATGCATAGGTATTACCTGCAAAAATTGTTCCAGCAGCAGATGTATTGAACAAACCTACATTTGAGATGTTTTGTGTATTAGTTACAAAAGAATTTGCACTAGCAAATTGAGCTGTAAATTGAGCGGTTCTTGAAGATACTATAGATGTTGTGACTGCTTGTCTTTTTACAGCTTCACCTTCAAGTGATGTACCATTTGAAGCTGGTTGTGAACCACTACCTAACGCCATATGAGTAATACTCTTACCATTAGCAGTATCTGCAACTAACCAATCTACAATATAATCTTGAATTCCAAGATTTGTAACTTGGTTTTGTTTCCATCCTGAATCTCCAACTACTCCTTTACCATCTTCTGTAATTTGAACACGAAAAAATCCTTTTACTTTCATTGTGTCTTTATTTTTCATATTTTTTTATTTTGGGACTAGACTTAAATGCCTTAGTTTTTCCCATATTTGATTTAACTAAATAATCTTTTGTTTTTGTATTTATTGCTATTTTTTGGTTTATTAAATCTCTAGCTATTTTATCTTCAACTTCAATTGTTTCATCTATTTCATATCCATTGAATCGTTGAATTAATTTTACACTTTTCATATTTTTTTTGATTTGTAGGGGTATAGAATTAACTATACCCCATAAAATCATTACTATATATTAACTAACAGATTCTATATTAGTATATAGTACTATTCAATTAGGGAATAGTTATTAATGCTCTTAGAGCTGCCCCTAAAATAACATTACCTGCGATTCTCTCAACAACTCTGATAGCTGTTTCATCTTGTTGAAACGCTTGAGTAGTATCTTGAGAAATTTTAACTCTCATTTGATGTCTATCACCTAACCAATAAGCTTTTTTCATATCACCAAAATATAATTCTGATTCTGGAAGGTCATTTGCTTCAATTACAGGATGTCCGAAAATTGTTGGAGGAACACCAGCTGCTACAGGTTCTGCCCATAAGTATCTGTTATCACCATCTTTTAATTTTCTTAATTCTCTAATGTTTGCTCTATTAACAAAAAACTTAGCATTTTTATGATACTTACTTGGTAGTAAATACATTACGTTAAGAATATTATCAAAACTTAAATTTCCATCACATGCTACAGATTGAATAGTTGCAGCTACTCTTGCAGTTGTTAAACCAGTTGGTTGAGTTGTTCCATTACCTTGACAAATTACTCTATCTTCTTCTTCTCCAATTGCTTCTGAAAATAAACTTATAATTAATTGAACTACATCAACCTCAGTTGAATCTTCAATTAACTCATCAGATGCATATAGAATAGATGCCATTTTCTTTACAGTTAATGTAAGCGTACCAAAGTGAGCAGTAGTTGTACTTTTTACAGCATTTTCTTCTGTCCATGTTACCTTTGGTTTAGAAGCTAATGAAGGCATATTCATTACATCTCTCTTCATTGGGATAACTCTAACTTCTCTTCTCATATATGGACCTTCTGCAATATCTCTAATAATTTCACTTCTAAATTCATCTGGGAAAAGATAACCACCATCTGCTGGAGTACCTTCTGAAAGAGCCTTTAAAACTGTTTTATTATTTTGTAAGATAGCTTGGAAAAATCCAATTGTTTTTTCTTTCGCAGTCATTTCAGAAACATCTTTTTTCATTAAAGCTTCTAAGTCTAATAAATCAGAAGTTTTTTTATCTTTCTTAACTTCCTTTTTATCTAACTTATTATTTAATTCTGCAAGTTGTTTTTGAATTGCATCTAAACCTAATCCAGCAACTACTTCTTCAGCAGCTTTTTGAATAGCTTCATCTGTATCTTCTTTTTCTTCCTCAACTTTTTCCTCTTTTTCTTCTTCAACGGTTTCTTTTTCCTCTTCTTCTACAGTAACTTCTTCCATTGTTTTAGTTTCTGTATCGACTAAGTACTGTTTACCGTCAATAGTTTTTACTATTTTCATATTTTATTTTTTTATTTTGTTCAAGCCATAACTTGATTGTTTATTAATTTGTTGCAAGATTTGCACTACTAATTCTTTTTGAGATTTAATCTCATCTTGTGCTTTTCTTGTTTTTGTTTTTACGACCTTTGTTTTGTCATTTTTAATTGCTTTTGCTGGAGTGTCTACTTTCAATGGTTCCTTAGAACTTGAAAGGTCTAACAGTTTCTCCAGTGCCTCGACGGTATTATTTAAATTTTCAACAGTTGATTTAATTGTATTTCTATTTTTCTTCGATATTACTTTTCCTTCTTTTATAGAAATTTCCAATTGTTTAATTTTTGCTTCGTCTTTTTTATTCTTTTTAATTTCTTCAATTAATTTTTTTTGTGTTTCAATCTTATCAAGTGCTTCATTAATTGCATCTTCAATAGATAATTCTTCTTCTTTAGAAATAAGTAATGCTAAAGTTATTAATTCTGCCATATAAGCACCACTGTATCCTTTTGTTTTTTTAACTATATCATCTACTGATTTAATTTCTTTCTTAAGTAATTTATTTATCATTTTCTTTCTTACACTTGAAGTTGGTGCATCATATTGTAATAAATCATGAAATCTCCCTGGTCTATCTAATAATGCATCTGGTAGATTTTCTGGCTCATTTGAAGTAAGTACTGTTAATACTCCTTTATTCTCACTAAGTCCATCCATCTCAGTTTTTAATGCATCAGTAGTTTCTCCTTTTAACCAATTATCAATATCTTCCATAAATATAACCGTTGTTCCTAACATCTTTGCTAAACTATATGCGGATGCGATTGTTTCACTAGCATAACGCCTTTTATCAAAATCTTTAGCTGTAATCCATATACAACTAGATTTAATTTCATTCATCATTATTTTACCAGTTAAAGTTTTTCCATTTCCTGGTAATCCATACATTAGAATTCCTCTACTTGCAAAATCTTCTCCATTTGCCATTTTAATAGCTCGCTTAACTGTTTTTTCTGTTCTTTCATCCACATATAAATCTTCAAATTTCTTTTCGTTCAATTGTAAAAATTCACCAGTTATAGAAAACTTTTCTCCTCTTAAGAAATTATTTTCTTTAACCCATTTATGAATTTCAGACATTATCTTAAGATTTTTTTCTTTATCTTTTACTGATGTAATTATTTCCATTTTTATTCCACTCCATGTTGGATAAACTTTATATATTGTTTTATTTTTATGTAAAGCAACCCCTTCAACTAATAAACTATCTCGTTTAGTTGAGTTTAATTTAATATCTTTATAAACTGGTGGATATTCTTTTCCTTCCCAATTATATCTTCGGGTTTCTAATGCTTCACTAAATATATTTTTACTAGCGGATAAATAACTACCAATTAATGCACCAGGAATATCAAAATTATTAATATAAACATCTTTGATATCAACTCCTAAATGTCTTTTATATAAGTTAACTTCTGGGTCACCACCTCTTAACATTTTTCTTTCTATATAAACCTTATCAAAAAATTCTGGTAATTGTTTATTAGTCCTAGAAATTAATTGTTTTCTAAATTTATTATCTGTTTCAATTTTCTTTTCACTTTTTTTTACTTCTTTTTTTTCACTTTCTATTTTTTCTTTTTTAATAATTACTGCTTTTTTTATAAAGTCATTAATCTTTTTTTCATCTTCTTTTGTACCGTTCTTTATAGATTTTTGACTTAATGATGTTAATGCTTCTGCGTTTGCAGGAACTGCTACCGCTGATACTTCTAATAACTCGTGTTTTTTACCTTCTTCTTCAGCTGGAATAAACCCAACTGACCAAGCTGTTAAGTATTTTTGTTCATACATCTTACCAATTTCTCTTGCTAATTGTGTTATATCATGAAACTGTGGTTCAAAAACAACTTTATTATCTTTGGTAATTCTAATATTTTTAGCAACCCCAATTGTACTTAATGGATGATAGTCGTGTCCAGCTTGTAGCACCGGATTAGTTTTGAAATTTTTAAAATCCCAATCTTTAACTTTTATACTATCTCCACTTCTATCTACTGCCTCAGTTGATGCAATAGCAGTCATTTTACCATCAATTTTTTCAGTAAATGCTTGAATTTCTTTTTTCTTCATATTTTTATTTTAATAATTTTTTGTTACTTTTGTTATGTATATAAACTCCTAGAAATAAACCAATTGTATATGACAATGCTACTAATATTAATAACATTATTGGTTGTATCCATATATCACATGTACATCCTTCACCTATTCCTAAATGAAAATATTCTAATAGTGCAACAAATGACATATATCCACCAACTATTACAAGAGATTTTGAGGCTGTTTTATAATCTCCATTATATAATATCGGCGATATAAAAAGGGATATTGCGGTTATTAAACCAAGTGATTGCCATAAATAGGGTGTATTCAACATTTCTATAATCGTTTCAAACATATTATTTATTTATTTTATCACAAAGCTTTGTAATCTCTGTTTTTAAATTATTAGTTTCTTTAGCTAGATTACCAATTGTTTTTTCCATTCTAAATAGCAAGTATCCAGATACTACTATTGGAAATCCAAAATTTGCTACTGCGTTTAAAAATTCTTGCATATTTTATTTTTATTTCTCTGTTAATAATTTGTAAACATTTCTAAGTATTGCTAGAAATGAACCTTTGAAACTCAAACTCAATATATCAATGTCTATCAAGTTAACTTGTTTCAACGCTTCCATAGTGGGGTCAGACATCATTGCCTGTAGTGTTAAATAAATACCAATGAACAGTGTGACATAAGTCTTAACAAAACTATACACTTGGATTCCTACTGGTGTTCCGATAAACTTTTTTAATTTCTCTATTATTTTTTTCATACTTATTGTTTAATATTAAAATTTTAACTCCATATTCTTACAGTTTTTTTATTTAATGAAGTTGGATTAATATCTGCTAATGATGCATTAGATTCAATTGATTCTGTAATTGATTGTGAATCACTTATGTTTACTTCTGAGTCAGTTGGGGTATCTGTGTAAGGAACATCAGAGCTATATGTGCCTGAGTTATTATTTGTTAAACCATTACCATTGCTTGTTTCGTCATCTAAATCACCCTCATATCTCCAATACCCAACCATGCCAGCTTCATCTCCGTCATATATTTTACCATCACCACTGTTATAACTATTTGATATTTCTGTAGATGTTCTTACATCACTCCAATAAATTGTTTCGTCTAGCCAACCATCCAACAAATAAGTTGCTGTGAATGTAGAGCTTAAACTCCCTATAACAACTGGAGCAGCTGCATCTACTGTATAAGTATTAGATAAACTTTGTGAACCTATAGAGGAGCCATCAATGTAGCAAGTTATACTGCTACCGACATCAAACACAACAGCCAAGTGATACCATGTATCATCAGAAGGAGTCCATGAAAATAGTTTACTTTGCTCACTTTCTCCGTAATGTATAACTCTTAATTTACCTCCGCCAGAATTATACATAAATAATTGCCAAGAATTATTACCTG